ACTTAAAACGCTAGTGTCTAGAATACCGTATAATGCCGAATCCAAGATGAACCCGTCAATGATTGGCTCAGCTGTGCCGAACCTAGTTTTCCATGAGTTAGGCGTAATCGAGTGGGATATATTAAATACTTGCACTGTCTTGGATAAGGTCGTGTTGTTAGGCTGAGTCGTGGTCACGCTAATCGGATCAAAGAAGTCTAAATCCAGTCCAGCAATAGTGCCAGCAGTGTAATCGTCCTGCTGTAGATCCAAGGTTAATTCATCCACGCGAGTGGTAGTTTCTTTGCGTGAAGCGATGAAGGCTTGGGCATAATCTAGGGCTACTGCATCTGTCTGCATAAGCAGTCCAGATTGGTTGTAACTGTGAGTAAAGTATTTAGCGATAGAAGCTGCATCTGAAGTAGTCTGGACTGTGCCACCTGTGCGAGTTACGGTGGCAAGGTTATAGACCTGTGTATCGTCAAAGACCCATTTAACGTCAAAGTAGCCAATGGCTGTGCCATCATCCTTAAAGACTACTGGAGTTGCTGCAACGGATGAAACAGTCAAGTTTCTATCTTGGAAAGCAACGCGCCCTGAGTGATCCATATAGATCGCGCCATACTCGGTAGTGGCCACAGTCTGCAAAGCTTGTAAGGCTGTTCTTTGTGTTGCTGGATCTGCTTGGACTGTAGTTAGTCCAGTGTCAATATCTCGCAGGGGAGTAGGCCAGCCAATAGTGTCCAAAATCTTGCCAATGCGAACGCCTGTAGTCTCGCCTGCAACAGCCCCAGTAACTCCGAAGAATTGAGCATTCTGAAATAGGCGGAAGCCATCTACAGCTGTAATAGTTGTGTAAACAATATCGCCATTGAACTTAGGCGTAGAAGTGTTATAGCCTGTTATGTACCCTGCAAAGATTGGATAAGTTACTCCCAAGTAGGTCGCAGTAATAGTCATCTTACGCATTGGGTTTAGGTAAGTGAAGTATGGTGATGCTGGGTTCTGCGGATTAAAGTCACCATTTTGATCTAACAAGCGGATTGAAGCTGTGCCTGTCTGAAACTGCTCAGAGGAGATATTGCGCCCTCGATTGGTATTAACACTATCTAAAAGATTAGATACATCTACGACAAGGCTAGAGGCTGAATCTGAGAGGACATCTCCACCATCTAGGCTTGAAGTACCTAGCACAAATGGATAGCCAAAACTTGCTCCGGTAGAGAAGTCAATAATTACGTTAATGACTGGTCTGGTCATAATGCCCCAGCAGTAGTAAGCAAGTCACCGCGCTTATTAAGGCTGATAACTGCATTCTGGATCATAGTCGTTAATTCTTCTGGATTGGCAATAGTGCCAGCATTGACTACTACTGTAACTCCACCATTTTTGTCTGCACCGGGGAAACCGCTGGAGGCATAGTTGCCTGCTGAAGTTGAATAACCGCCACCGCTAACAGGGACAAAACTGCCTGCTGCAAGAGCATCAAGGAGTGAAGGAGTGCCAGAGCTAGTGGCTGTGCCTGCTACTGCTGAGGTGCTAGTGGCTGTGCCACCACCAATCATTCTCAACATAGCAATAGCAGCATCTAGGTTAGCCAGGTTAATTAGATCCTTTGGCACGATTGCATCAAGGATGGACTTAATATCTCTTAGTTTAAGATCCTGATTGGTAAGCACACCAAGTATCTTTAAGTCTGCATTAAGTTTACTAGTTGCATTATTTATGGCATTAACATCTTTAGAGGCGATAGCATCTTCAAGATCCAGAATAGATTGCTTGACCTGTAGGCGAGCAAGGTCATTAGTAATCTGTAATAGTTGTGCTTGGCTAGTTACCTTGCCCAGTTGCTCGGCTGCGCTTTTCTCAGCTGCTGCCAGTTGGATCTTCTCCATGTCAAAGACATTAGATCCCTTGCCAAGGGCTAGGTTAGCCTTGTCGATGGCTAGTTTTAACTGCTTGGCTTTGAGTTGCTTCAATTCTTCTGCTGTTATCTTCTTAGTGGCTTTAAGAGTGATGTTGGCATAACTGGCTTCTAACTCGGCTAAGTGAGCAAGACCATTCATAGCGCGAGCAGCTGCTGCTTCTTGCTTCTCTCTTTCAGCAGCACCAATCTTGCTTAAGATGCCTAAGCCAGTTGCTTGCATAGCAAACTTGAGTCCAGGCAAATTAACTGCTGCTGGGATGCTCTTTAATGCTTCTAGTAATACGCCTACGCCTCTAATTGCATCGGCAGTAAATAGAGCAAAGTCCTCCATGCCTTTAGCAAGATCATCGACTGTAGTATCTTCGCTTAGACCCTTGAGCGCATCTATGATGCCTTTACCGATAATCTCCTGAACGTTTGCAGATGCAACAGATAACTTATCCATCGACCCTTGGAAAGTATTAGCAGAAGCAGTAGCAGCCCCAGCAAAGGTAGTCGAAAGTTGATTCATTACCTCATCAAAAGACTTAGCCTTTAGATCAGCCTTTGAGATACCTACACCTAATTTACCTAGGGCTGTGTTATTCCCTAAATATGCTTTGGAAATTGCCCCTGTTACAGAGGCTAAATCTCGTCCTGTGGACGCACTAATATCTAGAGCGATCTGTAATAACTTCTGGCTTTGTGCTGTGTTCCCTGTTGCTACGGCTAACTGCTGATAAGCAGGGCGCAGCTTGTCATCGACTACACCGAACTCTGATTGAAGTCTCTGGATGAAATCTTCAGAGGCTGCTGCATCTCGACCAAGCCCCACATTCTTGAGAGCTAGTGCTAGTTGCTTCTGTGCCTTCTCATCGGCTGCTGCTGCCTTAACTGAGGCTTTGGCATAATTTAAGACTGCTGTAGCACTGAAAGCCACGCCAAGAGTCTTAGCCATGTTCTTAATGTTTTTAGTTAATTTATCTGTAGAAGTCTCAGCACTCTTAAAGGCTTTATTGCCAGTGAACTCTGCTGCAATGTCAATAATTATATTTGCCATGATTAACCTCTCGCCTTGGCTGTTGCGTTAAGTTTATCGGCTGCTGTTTTAATAGCCGCTAGAACTGACTCTCTAGCCTTGCCTTGGTTTTCTTCATAAGCACGATACAGGGCGCGACCTTCCATCTTGCCATCGCCTTTCATCTGTGCGCCAAACTTGCCATTCTGGTTTTGCACAAAGCGACTGCTAGGAGTTTTGCGACCCATAGTTTCATAGATTGCTCCAGCTGCGGTCTTGTTAAAGACACGAGCGAGTGATCTAAAGCCTCTACGGTTTGGCTTTGATGGTGAAGTTTTATAACCGATTCCAGCCTTGACTAACCTAGCAGAGTAAGCAGGAAACCTAGCCTGAGAGTTGTCTCTTGGCAGCCAGCCGCTTAGGACTGATCCATCATCCGGTAGATAACCTTTAGCAGTCTTGGTGATTGGTTTTAAGGCTCCAGCGATTTCCTTCTGAGTTTCTTTACCCAGATCAGGAGCAAACTTACGTAAGGCTTTGCGGAGTTCAACGCCGCCCTTTACGCTTGCTGGCATCGTCTACCTCCTTCGCTTCATCTCTGAGACCTTGCAGGAGTGCATCTAGCATGGTCTTATCTAGTTCTAACAGTTGCTGTGGCGCGATCCCCAACCTAATGCTCAAGCGAGCGATTAAGTAGGTGAATGGTTGATCGCGCTTTAAGCTAAAGGGTCGGAATCCTCGACAGTTACTGAACGTAATGTCTCGATGAAGTCCAACCCGAAAGGCTTAACAGTTTCACCTGATCTGCGTGTTACTTCCCATGCTAGCCAATAGACATCGCTCTGCTTTTCTTCATCGCGGAACGCCTTGTGGAAGCCCTTTTTAGCGTACTGCTCAAACGAATACTCCACTGCTGGAGTGATCTCGCCTTCTAATACGCTTCCATCTTGTCGAACTATCTTTAGTCTTGCCATGGTTTGCCCCTTTGTTTAGTTTTTTAGAATGTGCCTGTAGTGGCTACTGCAACAGTTGAGTTACATGTGAATGTAATTGACTGTGTACCAATATCGCCTACTGCGCCATTGATGTCTGTTGTGTTATTGACAAGGATTGAGACAGTATAAAGAGGGTTTGTAGCAGATACTGCTGTTCCCTTTGTCTGGAGGAATACAGCTGTGACTGTTGTTCCCCATGCTGCCTGTAGTGTTGCCAATACGTTTGCTGCTGCTGTGTCGTTAAGGAAGTCGATTGTCACTGTAGATGACTCAAGACCCTTTACAAACTTGTGTGAACTGTCACCCATTGCAGTGACTTCTAGTTCATCAAATACGCGGTTGATTGTTACTGCTGTTACATGGTCTGAAAGATCAACGGAGTTAATCTTCACACCGACTAAGTTATTTAGAAATACAGCCATGAGATTATTCCTCGTCCTTCTTAGTAGATACTGGCTTTGATGGTGTTGGTGCTACCTGTCCGATCTTGATCAGAAAGGCTTCGTTCTCTTTTTCCCAATCGGACATGCTTAACTCCAACTCGTTAGGATTGATATTGACATCTCGCAGCTGAGTAGGTCTCCCGATCCAGCGTTAAGAATACTTGGTGCGCTTACTGCGCTCACATTATACGTTAAAGATGATGCTGCTAACTTAGCGAACACGCCACAAACAAAATCTTCTATGCCGTTAAGGTTTCCCTCGTTATCGAATAACGGAGCAACGATCAGCAGCTTGAAAGATGCCATAGGGCTAATACCAATATGTTGATTATTAGTAGGTGTTATATATGGATCATCTGGAGACACGATTACAGAGTTAGCCAGGACAACAGATGGAGGAAAGGCAAAGACTTGATATTTATTATTATCTACCAACGCAGTGGCTAAAGTAGTGCGGAGGGTTGTTATCGCTACTGGAGGCATAACCTACCCGATCATGCTGCGTGGGTCGAGCGCATGGGAAATCAATCCCCGTATTTTGGCGAGTAATTGCGCCGATAATCTATACGGGGACGGCTGGAAATCGACAGCGTTACTGCCTGAAAGGGTGGCTGTACGCGCTTGCCAGATCTCAACAGATATAGAAAGAGCTGCTTGCTGGACTGCTGGATCGGTTGTCCAGTCTGTGTAAGTCTCGGCTGTTACTGTGCCGAATGGCTCAATAGGGTGCTTAGGTTGTTCCGTTATGTGAGTTGTTGTCACTGAAATTGAATAAGCCCCGACTGCTGTAATTGTTTTGGATCCATTGTATTTAGTGCCTGAATTAGCAATAGTTACAGTTTGACCAACATAAAAAATATCTTTTACTGGAATGTCAAAATATAAAGTCCCAGTGCCCACGACATTGCTATGAGCTACTGCGAACCACTTAGGAGCCCAAAGCATTGGAAGTAGGACTGCATCAGATGCATCGCATACTTCCTGAAGGACCGCATCTGTATACAAAGTACCCACTCCGAGGGTTGTACGGAGTTCTGAGACTGTTGTAAGTGCCATGATGTCCTTTCTAAAAACTCTAGGGGATCGGAGGGCTACCGACCCCCTAGAGCGACTTAAGTGTGGCTTACGCCTTGTTGTTCTTGAATGCGCCTGCGCCGACCTTAGTAGCGATTGCTCCAAAGCCGTAGTAGCCGATTGTTACCTGTCCTGCTGCTGTTGATTCAGCGCGTAGGCGGTATGTTGGTGACTCGTACCATGTGTACGCATCTGGGTTTACGACAAGGATTGTTCCATCGCCATCGCCAGCGTTTGTTGGATCAACATAGAGGTTAAGTCCTGCAACATTACCTGTTAGTGATGTTGGTGCTACTTGACCGCCTGCGTTCATTGGCTGTGATGCTGTGTAGATTGGACGTCCTGAATCGTTTAGAGACATGATGTTAGACCATTGTCCTGTTGATACGACCATGTTGCGAGCAAATGGGTTTGGTAGTCCTGCTGTTGCTGCGTATACAGAAGCTGATCCGCGAGCGACAATTCCTAGCAATTCTGCTGCTGTTGGGTATGTCACTGTTGTTGTTGCATCTGCTGTTGCGCCTGCAATGAGAGCAGCGTTTACTGCTGCGTTTGTTGTCTTTGCGTAAGCAGCAGCCATGTTGCGTACTAGCTCATCAAAGAATGCTGGAGAAGTACGATCTAGCAATTCAACAGAGAATGTCTGCTGTCCTGCATACTTCTTCACTGATACTGATAGGAATGCTGCATTCTGATCTGTATCTGAGAATGCTGCGCCTTCGTTTGTCTCTGCAACAGTTGGCATCTGTGTGATCTTTGGGATCTCAAATGTCATACCTGCATCTGGAAGCACTCCACGAGAGATTGCATCAATGCTTGGACGAATTGTTGTACCTAGTGGGTTGATGATTTCAGATAGTTGGCGTGTTGGTACTAGACCAGCGTTGTCTGTTGTGTCATCTGCTGCTAATAGGTATTGACGAGCTGACTCATCACCTAGTGCTGCACGGA